ACCGCTGCCCACAGCGGTCGCATGCGGCAATGGCTGTTTTACCGGAGGCGAATCTATTAGCCACAGCGCTACCCTATGTACTGCCTGCGCGGCACGAACCGCACTGGCGACTTGTCACGGTCTTCATCTGAAGCTAGCTGCCACGATTCATCGTATTGCATCTTGAGCGTCTGCATGCGCTCCAAGGCCCCGGGTATTTTCATCGACAGGTAGTACGCCAATCCCGCAACCATAGCGGGCAGGAACCTGAAAGGCATGTCGCTAGTAGTCACGCCGGTGCCCGCGTCTTGGATTCGGCGCAGTCTCCAGTACACGAAGGTGTATGTTTGTGCGCTGTCAGGCACGGGCCACAACACGATCTGTGGGGTGTTTAGTCGCTGCACCCACACCTGAATAGGTCGGGCTTGGGTCAGCTTATTTGGGATGCTGGCGTACACCGGCTCCGCGATGCGCGTTACGGTCAGGTCTGCCTGTGTTGCCGCGTTCCCGGCACCCGTGCGTAGCACATGGTCTAGCAAATCCACGGTGTCTGCAGGAAGCGCGTAGACAGAGGTGCCCGCCACTAGCGGAATAGAGCCTTGATCTACCGTCCACAAATTCACGCCCCGGTTGGCCCAGTCAGCAAACAGTAAGTTAAGTGACCGCCGTGTAGTGCGTAAGTCGTAGCCTGAACGCAGCTCGGCCCCGCACCGCTCAAACGCCTCTTCGGCAATCTCCGTGATGTCGGGGTTCCATGACGCTGTGCCTGAAGTAGCCATTTAGCATTTCCATTTCTTGCGCGCCAGATTCAACCGGCTATCCGGGTCTTTTGCCGCCGCAGGAAACATTTTAGCCTGTCCTGCAGAGCGCGCGCAAAACGAGTCTTTGCGCTTGCCGCCTTCGGGCTGTGGAGGCTTGAGGTTCATACCCTGCTTCTTGGCCGACGCGCGGCCTTTGGCGTTCAAGCCGCCAGTTTTACTTTTACCCTCGGCGCGAGTCCATGCTGGTGTTTTAGCCATGTTTGAATCCCTTAAAAGTCTCTGCAAGGCGAGCGCGTTGCCCTAGTTTCCCGGGGGCTTTAGCTGCAGCAGCAAGTTTCTTAGCGGGTATTTTTTCACCCGCCTTAACACCTAGTTGCGCCCGCAGCGCCCCGGGTTTCTTTACAGCGCCAGCAATCCAACCGCCTTTGGCTTTGCCGGGAACCTTAGAAGGGGCGATGTCGCCCATGCCGCGAGAGACTTTCATCTCAGCATTTACGGGCTATGCCGTAACCCTTGTAGCCTGTGCGTAGGTCAGCACTTACCACCGCCGCGCATGGCCACCATCTTGCCCTTGGTCTTGCCCTTGGACTCAATGCCGCCGCCCTTGGCGTACTTGGCTACGCCACCCTTCTTCATTGCCATTGCCTCAGACATCTCTTCCTTGACAAACTTCTTGGGCACACCCGCCTTTTTCATGGCCGCAACGTGCTTCATTTCCATAGCTTTAGATTCTTTCATACTTCCGCCTTTCGAGTAAAACTCAAGTTTTCCGTTGTCCGTCTTCTTCTTACCAATAGACGTGCGCCCGTGGTCGGTCTCTGTTTTGGCAAGTGCTTGTTTCGGTGTGGAGTTACGCATAAAAAAACGTCACCGATGTCACATTCGCCAGTGTGCAGTGAATATTTGCGGTAAAAAGCAAACCGTTCTCGGGGATAGGTACATACGTTGGGAACGTAGCCAACGCCACTGTGGGGATTGTGGCTTTGATAGGGCCGCTGGCCCCACCGTCACGTAGCACCACCGTGCCTGCAAGTGCGCCGGGGATAATATACATGCCTTTCACTCGCGCACGCGACATGTTATTGCCTGCGGCATCTGTTGCCTGCCCAGTTGCTGCTAAAGGTGTGCTAGCCAGAACGTCGGTTGAAACTGTCATGCGTCACCTATTAGACAGGATCGGTAGAACCGTCATCCGCGCGCTGCATGTATTCCACAGAGACCACGATGGAGCCTGCGGTCGGATTTCCGCCAGCCGCAGTAAAGGTACCCGTCAAGCCCACGTCAGCTGTACCGACGTTATTGGTCTGGTTAGCAACCAACGCCGCATCAACGGTGGCCTGCGGTACTTTCACTACCGTCAAGCCGGTGTTGAGCGTGGTTTGATAGAAGTTGGCGGTGCCTCCGGACAGCCCAATGGTCACACCTACGTTGGATACTGAACCACCAGAGATGGCCGTCACCACTTCGTAGTTGATTCGGAGGATTTTGGAGCCTGCAGGCAGGCGAAACAGACTTTGCGCCGTTGGCGATGTGGTCATCGCGCCGAAAGGTACGGTGGCAGTCTGTACCAGCGTTACGAGGCCGGTGTTTTCGGTAGCGCCTTGGCGCACGGTGCCCACACGCAGCGGGCCGGAGAACGAACTGAATGACATGGTGTTTTATCCTACTTTGGGGTACTGCAGTCTGTAGGTAGTCTGCCGGGAGCAGTCTGCAATACCGGTTATCCCGGTACACGGTTTATATCACATGCAGGTTGGATTTGGCAAGCTTTCTTCTTGCGTGCCTCCAGCATCCGCGCTTTGAACTCCGGGTCAGCCCATCGTGCTTTCAGTGCTGCCGCCTTGGACGCTTTGACCTCGGGCCGGTTGGCTATCTCTTGGTTGTTCGCCGTCTGCTGCGCTGCGTAGGTTGGGTCTGCCCATTGCGCACTCGCCTGCGCGCTAGTCTTTGCCTTGGACGCATCTGTGCTGCGCGCCTGCTTTATTCCTTCGGCGCGTTTCTCGCGCACATCTTCCTTGGCCCACGTTGCCTTGGTAGCCTGTGCCTTACCCGCACGCACCTCGGGTCTTTTATGCGCCGCTTTCTGCGCTTCTACGACACGCTCGGCGTACTCGGGGTCTTGCCACATCTTTGTTGTGGCCGCGCGCATTGTTTGTCGAAACTCTTCCGTGTGTATGAAAGCGGCTTTACCTGCCTCGCGCCGAGCTATAACTTCCGGGTCTTTCAGTGCCTCGCGTATAGCTGCCACCGTACGCTCGCGGTACTCGGGGGTTGCCCATCTTCTGGTCGTCTCCGCCACTTGGGCTGCGCGCCTGTCCGGGGCGCAGTGTGCCGCACTTATACGCGCGTTCCACTCCGGTGTACGTAGTATTCCCGCGAAGCCTTCTCCTCCGTCTGTCAAATTAAACAGTGTACCTGTACCCAAATCACGCCGCCCGTACGCTTCTATGAGGCGCATTTCTTCATAGAAGGCTTCTGCTTCGGTAAGCTCGTCTTTGACGATCTCGATGTGTGGTACCAACTCCAGCCGCCGTAGCTGTGCCAGCAGGCTACCGAATCCGGGATTTTTCGGCACACGACCTTCCCAATGCTGCCACGCACGCCTCCCCGTACCTTTGCCGACGTACACCGGCTGCTTGTTTTTGTTGGGGCGGGGGTCTCGATAAACGTAAACATAAAACATGGTTGCTCCTTAAAGATGCCCCCAGTATATAACGATGTACGGAGAATTGCAAGAATTATGTATTTCTACATAAATAAGGTACTGTTCGCGGAACATCCTTGGTGTGTATCTTTCACAAGCTTTGTATCGCTTTTTCCATGAAAAAAGGCCCCGAAGGGCCTTTTTCTGTGGTTTTTATGCCGACTTTAGGTCGAACCGGAGCTGCCCCAGCATCCGAGACTGTCGCTGAACCCGAAAGAATATCGCTCTCTCGCCTTAAAGCGAGTGTTCCCCGTTTCGAAGTCTCCATCCATGGAAGTCACCAGAGGCGCACGCACGAAGTGCTTGAGGCCGTTTGGCACGTCAGTCAAGAGGAACCACGCGTTGGTGTCAGTCAAGAAGTGGTTGACCACGTAGCCTTCAGGTACCACGCCCATGTTCACAATGGCAGAGATGTCATTGTCAGTGGTGCCGGTGCGCAACTGAGTCTTCATCAAGCGTTCTGCAACGAATTGCAGTGCTGGAGGAATAATCATCTTGCGGGGCTTGGCCGCGATCAACAGGCCGCGCTCGTCAGTCCAAGCGGCGATCTGAATAACTGCGTTCTCCAGCGAAGTCTCGTTCAAGTCCACACCTACGGTGGGGCTGTTGAAGTTGACAGAGCCGTTGACCAAGGGGTGGCCTACGCGAGTGCCGCTGGAGTTCACACCAAACAAGGACACACCGTCGCCTCCCAAGAAGTTCTGGCTGAAACCGTTGTTGATAACGGCAGCACCCTTCACTTGCTTGGTGTAGGACATAGAGCGGGCCAAAGCCTTGGTATAGCGCGCGGACAGGCTGTCGTACAGGTTGTCCTCAATCGCCTCTTCCGTGATGGCGAAGCCTTGGGCAATCGTCTCATGGGTGTAACGGGCGGTGAATGCTTCCTGCGCGTTGTCGTACGCGATACCGGCACCTTCGGTCTTCACTGGGGCGGCTTGGAAGCCTGCCAGCTTGGTTTCTTCTTCAAAGCTACGCTCCGATTTCTCGATTTCGTAGATTTCTTTGTGCTCTTCGCCGTAGCGGGCATACTCCATGCCAAACAATGCGTTGAGTCCGGGGAGCAGTTCTTTCAGTAACTGCGAGCGTGAAATAGCCATTTTCTAGTACTCCTTGTGTTTTGGGGTTAGACGCCGAGTGGGTTAGTGTAGGAATGCACGCCCACATTAAACTTCACAAGGAATTCAGGGAAGGCGTCGGTTTCGGTACCGCGCACAACGTCCACGATACGCAGACCCAAGGTGGTTGTTGCCGCCAAGGATGCACCGTTGGCACCGACCACCAAGTTCATGGTAGACAGGCCGGTTGTCGCAGAGCCGCCGAAGTTACCCAAGGCTGCATTCTTGCCGACCGCGCCGGGCCAACCAGAACCACCAGTACCGCTGTTGAAAGTGCCCAAAGCTGCCGAACCCTGCACTTGATACAGTTGGTCGTAGTCTTCAGCCACTTGCACCCAGATGTCGGTGTAGCCTGCGGTTGTCGCATTGATTGGGAGGTTTTGGCCCCACAATGCTTGCCGGGTTTGCGGCAGTACGTAACGCACGCCTGTGCACACACCAACAATACCTGCGGTGGCGTTAGCCGAAGTGGCGGGAATCTGGATCGCCACAGGGCTGGAGGCCACTACGGAAGGCAAGCCTGCCGCAGACAGCACAATCAGTGCACCTGTGAAAATCGCAGTCGTATCTGCGGCAACACGGTATTCACGAATACCGCTGTTGCTTGTGGCACGTCCACCGATCATGCCGATCGGTTTCAAGCCATAGGGGGAAGCTACACTAGCCATTTAAGACTCCTTTGTTAAGAACCTGAACCAAAATTTGCGCCTCTGCTAACACTGGTCTTGCGTTCAGTGAAGAGCGGCATGCGCGCGTCGTTATTTCTCATATAGCTGTTGTCTACAGAGTCCATCTGGTTCTGCGCCTGTTTCTGGTAGTACTCGTCCCGGGCTTTCGCTTGTTCGACAGACATAGCACATAGCATAAGTCCGCCGATTTCCACATTGCCGGAGCCGTTGGCACCAAACAGTTGCAGCTCAGGATAGTCTTCCACTTTCACCGGCACCCAGCCTTCGCGCATCTTGCGAGACACGTTGGTTGGGTCAGACTGCCCTAGCACATGCGTTGCAATCCAACGATGCACGATCCCCGGACGGGGGTTAGGGTCAGGCAGATTTGTCGGTGGGACATACACTGCACGAGCTTGCTTTTCGCGTGACACTAATTCACGGGGGGTACGGGTTTCAGCCATTTCAGTTCTCCAATTTTGCTACTTGTACAGCGTACTGCTGCGGGGTTAGTCCTAACTTACTTGCCAACGCTACTTGCGTCGCGGTCAGTTGGATTTTTCTTGCTCCAGACGAGCGTGCTGCTGGGGCCACCACAGAGGCAGGTCTTTTAGAGGCACTTTGTGACTGTTGCCGTTCCACGTTGCCGCCGAACATGTCGGGGAACGTAGTCTTCAAGCGAGCATCGATTTGCTCGAAATAGCCATCCGATGTCGGATCGACACCAGAACGCACTAACTTGTTGTGCAGCCCCATAGCGAAGCTGGTAATTTCGTCGTACTCGGGGTCTCCAAACCACTGGTTTTTGGCCTGCCAGCGCAGTGTTTTCGTGTCCGGTTTGGGTGTATTCGGTACTTGTTGTTGCGTTTGTACCACCTCTTCTTGCTCTTGTAAAGAGGTTGGGCGGAATTTTTTAGCCTCGGCCGCACGGATTTTTGCATCGAACAGCTCGTCTTGCGCCGCAACAATGGCCTCGTTGTCAAAGGCCTCTTGTGCCTCGAACAGTTTGCGCTTGGCTTTCTCCACGGCGGAGTCCGCAATAGTCAGGGCCTGCTCAACGTACTGCTTGCTGCCGTTGTCTACCACCGCGCGCAACTGACGGTTTTCGTCCAGCAGCTGCTTGGCCGCGCGCTCTAACTCCACCTTCTCACGCTCAATGGTCTCTTTGGCGCGTCGTTCGTCGTGGCGCGCGTGCGTCAGTTCCTTGATGCGCCCTTGTACTTTCTCGGAGTAGGACTCCAATTCGGCTTCGTCGGGGTCGGTAACTTCTTTGTCCAGAGGGCGACGGCCCTTGTCTTGGGCAGGTACGTCATCGACCACTTCAATCTCAAAGTCGTCGTCCTTACCGGCCCCGACGGCTACGGCCTTCGCCTCTTTTTCGTCTGGAAACTCGAATTCGTCTTTTACTGCCATATCAGCCTCCGATCCTAGAAATCCCTCTTGGGTCTGCAACAACTGCTTCGACTTGATCGTCGTTCAAAATCCGCATTTCTTTGTCAAAAATCTTGAAACGCGTACCGGCATAGGTGCGTACTAAGATGAAATCGCCCGCCTTGCACCACGCTCCGGACGGAAACTTCTTCTCGTCCTTGTATGCGTCGGGGCCCACCGCCAGAACGAACAGAACCGCGGTGGCATGCTCTTCTTGTTTCAGATAGCTGTCCGCGCGAATGATGCCAGTTTCACCATAGGTCTTGGCTACCTCGGGCAGCGCACACAGAATCTTGTATCCCTGCGGCTGCGGTAGGTACGTGGCTTTTTCGCCGTCGGCAATCCCTTCGTCGGGCGCTTCTTGCGGAACAATGCCGGGTGGCAGGGCTAGTCCGGGAGGGAGTATGATTTCACTATTCGTCATCTTGAGATACCTTTTTTAGCAGGGTCGATAGGTGTTCCTCTGCCAGCGCCAAGCCCCGTATCACGCCGCAGAGTTTTTGGTATTCATCGAACGTCTTGCACACACCGTTGGCCAAGTCGTCCGCGTAGTTGTTCATGTCCTTACGGATGCTTTTACGCAGTGCATCGGCAAACTGTTGGGTTTCGGTCATTCTTCACTCCCGGGTTTATTCTGTTGTGTCAGCTGCTGCACGGCAAGCTGCGCTTGGTGCTTGGCCATGTCCACGCCCGTCTGTACCCCGGCGCGGTCTTGCTCGGCTTCGAGTTTTGCAAAGTCCAACACCATCTTGGCCGCGTTCTCGCGCTGACGCAATTCGATCTCGTCGTTCTTGGCACTGAGGTCGCCCACCACCTTGAGGTGTTTCATAGCCAGCTCTTTGTCCTTTTGGGCTAGCTCTTGCTGCTGCATCTGGATTACAGGGTCTTGTGCATCTTGCGCGGCTTTGTCCTGCGCCTGCTTCTGTTGGGACTGCTGCAGTATCTGCTGTCCGGCCTGCGCCATTAGCTGCGCCAACTGGTGCTCCATCTCTGGGCTAAGTGGCTCGCCGTCCTGCGGTAGCGCCATGCCCAACTGCTGCTCAATGCGCTGGCGGTACGCAAAGCCTGCGTGCTCTGCAATGTGCGCCATCATGGCTGCTTGAATCATTGGGGCCCGTGGGTTCTGACCCACCAGCTGCATGATAATTGGGTCTTGCATAGCTGACATGTGCACCTGTATGTGCGCGTCGTGGTTCTGATTCTGGAACGCCTTGACCGGCTCACCTTTGAGCGCGGTCATGTTCTCGGACACCGGGTCTTTGGGTTTGGCATCGTCGGGCAGCGGTAGTATTTTGTCTGCATTCTTGATGCCCAGCACGCCCAGCATCTGTCGATGTAGCTGTGGGAGGTCATAAATGTCCGGTGCCATCTGGGCCAGCTGCACCACAGCCTGATACTGCACAACCCGCTGACTCATGGTCGCCGCGTTGGGGTCGCTTACCGGGATAATGTCAACGTGCTCGTAGTCGGTCTTCTTGGCATGGCGATTGACCTCACCGGTGGGGTCATACTCATAGTCGTCCTCGGTGTAGTCGCGGATAATGCCTGCCAACAGTCGCAGCTCCTGCTTCATGCTGTAGTGCATGCGGGCTTGCACGGCGGACATGACCTTTAGCTGGCGCTCCAACAGTGCCAGTGTGGTGCCCACCGGGGCCTGTGCCGACATGTCCGATACCTTCATGTCCGCCGTGGCGGCGAAGCGGCGCCCCTCTTCCACAATGGTTCCGAGCAACTGGAACAGCACCATCGAGGGCTCTTTGTAAGGCAGCGGTAATATATTGTCGCGCAGTGCACCGAAACCGATGTCCACGTCACGGAACTCGCCCGGACTGATCGGGGTGTCGTCCCCTTTAATACGCAGGCCACGGGATTTCAGTCCGCCGGGCAGGTTGTTCAACGTCCCCGCATCCACCAACTGACGCATGATGCTTGTTGCGCTAGTGGCAAACCCGCCGATCAGGTGGAACAGCCCGAAACCGTAGGCTCCGAACCCGGGGATGTACTGGTAGTGCACAAAATGTTGTCGTTTCAAGCGCAGTGGGTCGCGCTCGTCCCAGTTACGGCGGATAGACAGCACCTCGCTGGTGCCTTTGACCAACGTAACAACGTACGGCAGCGCAATCCCGGTTTCTTCGCCGTCGGCATCTGTGTCTTCGTATCCTTTGAGGTCTAGGTCTACGTGTACCTCATACAAAATGTGGCGCTCGTCATTCAAATCACTAAAGCCGGTCTCCTTGTCCTTGGCTTTTTTAATGTCGTCAAGGTCTGTCAACGGGGTGTCGCTGATCTCAACGTCCTTGTAGAACCCCGCATGCTGCAATTTCTTGATGTCGTTGGTGGTTTTACGCATAACGTGCGTCAACCGGTAGCATGTATCCAAATCCGTGGTGCCGTACGGCAGAATAATGTCCTCTGCGGGCACAAAAACCGACGTTTGCCGCCCCATGTTCGGGTCGTAATACACCTTCTTGAACGCACTGCCTGTGGCAGGCAGGCTCCAGAGCATACGCTCATGCTCTGGGCGGTACTCCCGCATAACATCTGTCATCTCGTAGTTCAGGTCGTGCTCGACGCGCTTGGCTGCGGCCTCCTTCTCAGGAGTTTCCTTGCCAACGATCTTGGTGCGCACCGGGCCCTGCGCGGGGAACGCCTCAGTGATGGCCTCTGACTGAAACCGCACGATTGCTTCGGTAATCATGGGGTGAAAAACCCCGCACGCGCCGTCCCACGGCTCAGTGCGCTTTTCATATTTAAGCCCCAGCAGTTTCAACCCGTTGGTGTAGGCCTGCTCCCAGTCCTTGCGACTGGCAATATCCTCCCCGATAGCTGCGTCTAACTCGGAAGCCAATGTAGTCAAGGCCCGCTCGTCCATGTCTTCGGCCAGATTGGCCCCAAACTCCGGGGTCTCTACCGCTACTTCAATCTCCAGCTCGGCCCCGTCAGGGATGATCTCTACTTCGATGCCCTCCATGTCCTGCGCTGCTTCGGCCAGTCCTTGAGGTGCCTGTGTAAAGGCGCGGTCTATGTTAGTTGCCATATTAAACTTTCTTCGCCTTGCCGTACCCTTTGTACCCTGTCACCCGCCCGCCCTTGGAAAACATGCCTCGGCGTGCAATGGGGTTTGTTTCTTCCAGTCGGCCCATACCGCCGCCCCCTCCTCCGCCCGCACGCCCGCTTGCGGAACGCCCTATGGCTTCCTTAATGCGTCCTGTAGCGTCAAATACGGATGGCGTTTTGCTTTTTGCGCCAGCATCTTGAATCCTTTCGGCGGCGGCGGCTTTGGCCGCTTTTTGTGCGGCGACATACTCTAGCTTTGCCGCCGTTTTTTCCGCTTGTGTTGCGGTGGTGGCTTGCCGCTCTTGCGCTGTACGATACTTGCGGTTCAAGTCATCTTTCTCATCGGTGTTTAGTAGGTCGCGGTCATACTGGGCTAGTGCCGCAGCTTCGGGGGTGTTTTTGGTTGCCATTTTTAGTCCTAGTAGTATGCGGCGCGCGCGCGCCTAAACAGTTGGGGTTCATCCGGTTCGTCGGACGCAAGGCGTATTAGACCACCTTGTCGGATGCGCATCAATGCTTGGCTCACCGTGTCAACGATGTCGTCGAACTCGCCGTTCGGAAATTCAGCCACTTGGTCGATCACTTCTTGCGCCCACCGAGTTTCTGGGGCCCACACCATACCGGAGCTGAACATGTCCGCCACGGCGTTGACCCGTACCCGTTTATCATTCCCTCGACTGGGCGTGAACTCGTGGATCGGCAGACCTGTGGCCCGCATCTCCTGTATCAGCGGTGCTCCTGCGGCCTTCTTCTCGATCACCACCATGTCGGGCTCCCACTCGCGGTAGTATTCAAAAGCGAACTTCTTGAGCTCGGGGAACTCCTTGCGTCCGCTCCAGCAATCCAAGAGCATTATCTGGTCTTGATTCTCTTCCTCGTTGAACCACACGCCCCATGTTGTTACTGCACTGGGGTCGGAGCTGTCATTTTTGCCGTGGGCCGTGTCCCACGACTGCAGGATGATGTCACATTTCGGGGGCTTGGCCCCGGCCCAGCGCCGCCACCATTCGCGTTTAATCAACGCGCCCTCCTCGGAGGTCGGCTCTTGCATGTATTGGGCGGCCCAGAACTGCGGCGCCATGCCCGCTTTCTTCGCCATAAGTTGTTCTACTGGCCATTGTTCGGGCCAAAGGCTCTTGCCGGACGGCATGATCGCGGGGAACCGCACCTCGTTCCAAGGCAAGCTGTCGGGGTTATTCTCGGCCCACATCAACGCCCGGCCAATAGGGTCTTTCTTCCCCCAGCGGGTACCGATCATGATGATCCGACCGCCCGGCATCAAGCGCTGCAACGGGCCCACCTGCACGTACTCCCATGCGGTAGCGAAGGCTTTGTCAGGGTCTCCTGCCAGAATGGCCTGCTCGGATACTAAGTCATCGGCGATGAGCAAGTGCGCGCCGCGCCCGGCCACCGAGCCGCCGATACCCACTGCAAGGTACATGCCCCCTTTGGTTGTCGTCCAGTCGCCAGATGCGCTCTTGTCGCGGCTCACCACGGTGTCGGGAAATATCTGGCGGTACACCTCGCTGTCGATCAAGTTCCTGATCTTGCGCCCGAAGGTGGCGGATAAGTCTGCGGTGTGGGTGACCATCATGATCTGGTGGTTCGGGTGCTGCCCCAAATACCACGCCACGAACAGGTACGAGATAGTCTCTGACTTGCCGAAACGCGGTGCCATGCTGACGGTCAGGCGTAGCTCCTCCCCGGTGGCCACCTTGTGCAGCAAAGGGCGCATGTGCTTGTGATGGGGCCCGACCTTGAACTCCGGGTAGACCCGTAAGCAAAATGCAAGGAAGTCGGTCTTGGCGTTGAGTATGGCTCGCTTGTCCTCCAGCGCCTCTAGGTCAGCCAGCAGTTGTGCCTTCTCTGCGGCGGGCATGGCGGGTAGGTTCGCCAGTAGCGCGGCTACGGCCTCGGGGGACAGGTCGTCAAGCATAGTCGCACCCCAGCCGCCGCGCATACTCCGCCATTAGTTCTTGGGCGATGCACTGTATGGCGTAGGCTTCTTGCTCAATACCGGGGTTCTTCTCGCCTATGCGGTCGGCGTACACCTGCCACACGTGCACAGCCTCGTGCACTAGCAGCCCCGCGATCTCTATGGGGCTGCGCCCTTCTACACTCCCAAGCCCGACGATGCAGCACAAATCACCTTTGTGATTGTCCGTTATGTTCGTTGCGGCGTTTGCGTGCGGCGTAGCCAGAAAGTGAGCCCCTACTGCGCAGCCCAGACGCCGAAGTTCTTTGTCAAACTCTGCCTGCGTCAACACAAGCGTGAGGTAGGGTCCCGGGGCGGCTATGCGCCGATCCCGCCATTTGGGTTTGCGGATGCTACTCACCCTTGACTTCCACTGTCTCTATCTCCTGCACGGGCGGGAGCATGCTGGCCAGCTTGGCGCGGATGCGCGCTTCTATCTCGTCGGCCGATGATTCTTTGTGGGTCACTTCAACCCGGGTGGTGAAGCTGTCGATGCCGGTCAGCTTGCCGGTGAGCTCAAGCGCTTTTAGGCGTATCTTGGCGTCGGCGTGCTTGGTCTCCTCCAGCAGCTTGGCCACCACGTAGCCGCGCAGCTCCTTGGCCTGCTCGATGTACTCCCAGTCGTACTCGGACAGCATGCCTGCTAGGTGGCGTACCGCCGGTGGGACTTTGAGCGCGAGGATCGCTTTCTGTTTTTCCGCCTCGGTCTGGGCGGGATTGGTTACGGCGGCGAAAGCCGAGCGTGCTAGGTGAAGCTGGTCAGCTTCGATCACATCGTCACAAGACCCCAGCGATGCCATGAACTCGGCCGTGCTGGCTTGGGCGGACAGGAGCGTAGCGGTTGACGCGTCCTCCATATCAATGAAGTCCTCGGCTTGCAGCTCTGCGATGTGATTAAAAATACCGGTGCCCATATTCCTTTTGCGCTTGTAGGGTTTAGCGTGAGCATAGTGTACACTAGCTTTGCCTGTGTCGCAAACAGGCAGTGTCTTTCTCCCTGATTGCCGAGGTCGCTCCCCGGTCTTTGATCCCCGACGTTGCAAGACCTCGGGGATTTTTTTGGGCTAAAATTTTCAGGGCCTGTTTCTGGAGAAGGGGTGGGGTCTGCTATAAAAAGTGTAGCAACTTTTCTGCTGGAATTTATGTTGTAAAAATACAACAAGTGTTGAGGCTTTGTCAGGAACAGTGTTGTTACACCGTCGCCCCATCACTGCTCCATAAGGGGGGATGCCCCCACCGTACCCTGCGCATATACCACAAACAGCCCCCATTTACCCCCTATTGATAAGATTTATCTATGCATTTCATATTGATTGCATAGGTTGTCCCACCTCTTTGGGCATTGGAGATTACATACCATGGCTAACACATCTATCACTACTATCAAAACCATAGCAGACTTTGGCTTTGCCGCAGGGCGCAGCGACGCAGGCATTGCACAATACGCAGCTAAATACCATGCGCTATACGTTGCAGCATCGGAGGACACGCAAGACGCTATGCGCCGCGACTACTGCCACAACTATCTTGTGGGCAAGTACAGCTACACCCATGCGCAAGTGGCCATCATTGCCGAGACTAAGCGCACAGAGCGCAGTGAAGAGGACCAACGTGCTTGGAATAACGCACAAAGTAACTTCAACTACCGCGTGGTTAATGACTGCGGCCACGTGGTTAAAGCGGCGCACAAGCCCGCTAAGCAGGTGCGGGTAGCCAAGGACTTACAGACTACCATCGCGGGCCTTGTAGCGCAGTTTGGCAAGGATGCTGTGCGCGAAGCCATGAAGCGTGTGGGTTAGAACTTCTAACCATACCTATGCATTATGTTTGTACCGCGTATTGTGCGCGGTACTTATGCACTATGGCCGAACTTCCGTGCGTTGCGTGAGCGTTCGAGGGGGCGCGGCCTATTCCAACCACATCATCGTGCCCGGCGCATATAGCCGCCACACCGCATTAACCCATAGCCACAACTACGTGTAACAACCAAGGAACTACTATGTGCCCTATAACCCAACCCACGTTTGAAATCTACCGCGCTTGGGTAAACCAACCAAGTACCCTGCAACCCCGCCATGATCTGCCTGGGCGCTACTGCGTGTGTATAGATACCGGGGCTGACACGGTGCGCTTGTACTTCACCGAAGGGTCATTGCACTCAACAATAGCACCCCGAGAGTGTATCGCACGCGTCAAACTGAGCAGCGCAGATTAGAACCCTCTAACCCATAGCCACAACTACGTGGCATAACCTAGGATACCTATGCCAATCAAATTCAAGATAGCGACTGGCGAGCCGTCGCACTATGCCTTCATGTGTGGGTACATAGCCCAACGTGAAACCCCCGCGAAGCGCGTAACCATGTGGCACGAGGGTATTGTGTGGCATGTGCGCGCGCACGACTTTGAAAACCACCGCCGTCTATTCTGGGACACATACACCAGTCTATCGGACGCGCGCAAGCGTTACCGTACGGCACAACGTGAGGTATTCGGTTAGAACCTTCTAACCCGTGAGCCTAGCCCATCGCCTTGCTTGTCAGGGCTTTGGGGTGTGCTTACTCGCCCATACTGGGCGGGCACAACCATTGGAGATTTACTATGACTATTCGTTTCATTCGCACCGGCATGATGGCATACATGGGCCTGACCGAAGCACCGGCCCGCGAGACTTCCGCGCCCACACAGCAAGCAGCCCTCTTCGGTGTACCCAAGCTACGCGCCTACGCTAACGTGCCCAGCACTCATGGCTCGCGCCGCAACGTATATGACCACAACCCCGTGCAAGTTACTTATATACGCCGTATGCGCCGCGTAACCCGTGTGTATTTCACATATCCAAGCCCAATTCAATAATAAGTATGCCAATCCCGGGATAAGAGATACTTATGATTAGGGTGTTTTAGAACAATGCAGCTATGCGGGCATATTCCACCCTCTTTTTAAGCGTAAGTCATTGATTTATAAGCGTGGTTAGATTTTCTAACCCTATTCTTCTTATCTTAAACATAATCATATATATACACATGTGTGAGTGTGTGTATTCTATACATGTATAAATATCTCGGGATAAGGCAGACAAAACATTCGTACCAGCTATGCCCAAAAATGTTGCTTTCGCAATTCCAGCCGCGCCACCCCAAAAAACACCCCCCGCCGCTATACAAAAGCGGGCTGCAAGCCAGTGGCCATGCGGGTTTCGCAATCCGCCAGCCGTGTGCAAAGTGCTGGCGGGGTAAAAAGCGAGATAAGGCGTGTTACGTAACACGCCGCTACCCTATAATGCAGACTTCACAACCAAGGAACTCTTATGCGACAAACAACCCTCTTACGCGTCGTACACGCCATGAATCAAGCAGGCATACCCAAATCGTCACAGGACATAGTGACAAACGCCTTACGCGCCACCAGCGCAGAAGATAGGGCCGATGTATCGTGGGCCGCGCTACTCACCGCGCTTGCATACGACCGACGCGCCGTAGTAAATAACCTGAGCACACGTCCGCCTTATCTACGCCCGCACTACGACGCATACCTACAAATCATGGATAAGGTGCGCGAAAGCATGGAGGTGGCACGTACAAAGGGCAGTCCCGAGGACGCCCAACGTGCCGCAGATAAGGCAAATGTAGAGCGCGCCGAGCGCGGACTACCCCCCAACGGACGCAACACAAACCAATGGCCTACATGGGTGCCCCCGCGCGTACGTGAGTCTTTGTTGGCCAACATCAACCGCGCCTACATCGAAGCCGGGTACACCAAGGGGAGCCGCTTCATGCCCTTCACCCCACCCGCCAAACGTCGCGAACTAAAAGAGCGCACGGACAACACGCTGGCCACGATCAAGCGCATAAGGAGCACTCATGCTTCGGTAGCCGGGGGCACCTCGGGTTACACACCCTACCGGGCACTGCACCTAGCGGCGGCGCGCATGGCGGAGAAGGCCCTATACACAAGGCTCAAGGGTTACGAGCTGGGCACACACAACACTATTGACCACCCGCTGCCTGTGAACTGGCTAGCCCTACTAGACGCGCCGATGCGCGCACGCTTGCGCGAAGCCCAAGTGAACCCCCACGCCGTAACCCTCGACGGCCTTGACCACTTCTATGAGCCACCACGGGGCATAACGTCTTTGGATGAGATGCCAGAGCTAACCGAGATGGACGCAGCCCATGCGCAAGAGCACGGGTTAGAACCTCTAACCGACACCGAAGGAACCGAAGATGGCCTTGACGCTTGAATGGAAAGCCCAAAACAAAACGTGGCGCATACACGGGCTACTCTGGCACGAGCTAGACATGTTGGAGGCGTACTGCCAAGCGGCTAGAAGCAAGCAAACCCCGGTGTCTTTGCAGCAAGGGCTAGTCAAACAATCACGCCCTATACCCAAGCAAGACAGCGACATCTTGGGCGGGGTAGCCGCGTCCTACGTTGGGGTATATGACGACACGCCGCAGGCGCGGGAGCTAGTGGCCACAGCCATAACGGCGCTACTCGCCCGGCTTGAGCAAGAGAAACGCGTCAAGATACACGCTACGTTCGTAACGCCTGAGCCCACGCAAGAACCCGCGCAAGCGCCCACGCCACGGCCCAGACTCCCGCCAAAGGCCAAGAAGAAAAAGAAGGCGAAGCGCATCTCTACTGTGATGAAGCTCTTGTGGCACCCTAACACCTGCGCGTGGTCAGTGTATAACCTGCGCCAGCCCGCGCTAGACCTATTAGAAGCGTACTGCCAAGCGCGGCGCGAGGAGATGCCCATACTGGTTAAACGCCCGCCCCCGTGGCAGGACACCGGTGTGCTGCTAGGCGTGGCAGCGCCCTACGTAGGCGTAGTGGGCCCGCTGTGCTACACGCACCACGTCCGCAAGCTAGTGCTGCAAGCCATAACCAACCTAATCAAGACGCAGCCCACGCGCAAGAGCACGGGTTAGAACCTCTAACCGACGACAACCAAGAAGGAGAAGAGATATGAAACCCCACATCTACCTATTCTACGGACGCTGGAGTTGGAGCACATACGGCAAAACCAAAGCGCCGGGAACACTACAAGACTTGATGCGCATGTACGCCAGCGCGGATGATTTCTGTAAAAGGCGTAACCGTAGAACAGTGCAGTACTAAACACCGCTGCCAGTCGGCCACTGGCGATACAACGGGCACAGCCCAAGGAGATTGACATGAAAACTAACGGACAAATACTATACGAACACAAGCACCCGTCCCTTGTAGCGGTGGTGCGCAGAGATCGCCTACCCTTTGTTGGGCCGGGTGACGTTTTCCTTACGCCCAATCCTGTACACCAAGCCCCTTGGCATCTTTTGACGCAAACCTGCCGCGACAGCTGGGAGCTGTCCGCGAAGGGACACCACCTTTTTTCTACAACCAAAGGAAACGTATGAGCACCATTAAAACTTGGCAAGAACGACAACCAGCGCCACCCGAAGGTAAAGAGTGGTTCCCACATATGCAGATTCCATACATGCAAGCCGAAATCACCGAACTACGCGAAGCCCTCAAGGTGGCGCAGTCATTGGTGAATACTTTGATACCGACCAGCGGCGCAACCGCTACGGTGAAAGCTGGGGCGAGATGTACTACGTGGGTGAAGAGCTTGTCATGAAAGGCACAACCCCACTAATCGCAGCAATGCGCTGCTATTGTTGTAGCAAACTAGGTGCTGAAGTTGAAATACCGGAGGAACTATGCAAGTAACACTTAATTTTGAAGGTTCCCTCAGCGAGAGGGATTCGGGCGCATCCTTTACTGTATTAGCGCGAGATCAAAAACATGCAAGGCAAATAGCAGCGTGGCTGCGATCTAAAGTAGCAGACAAGTCAAGAACATTCATCACTGCGTACGTGGAATTGAAGCCCCAAACGGTAGCAGTGGAGGTGCCAGATGAACCTACGAGTTGACCGCCAAATATCGGAGGAGCTACTATGACGCTCAAAAAAACCATGTACGTGCGAATGATTCAGTGCCTTGCGGCGCGGCATTGTTACGCAGCCGGGCAGAGCATACAAGAGATTGCAGCCTCTGCAAACAAATCACCCAGCACTATCCGGCGCTGGCTCAAGAAAGCAGGTGTACTATGACCGCAGACCGACGACCACGTAACCAACCGAAGGCACAACGCTTACCCGACGGGAGATACCTTCGATTCTCGTACCGATTCAACTGCTACCAAGTTCAAGGGGGGCCATTGAAAGAGTGGCGCAACCTACGCCCTCAACTTTTTGCCTGCTATGTAGCCGCAGGCTTTCCCGTAGAGGTACAAGGCCCCGCACCACTGCGCGAGCAGATGGACATGTGGGATTAGACAGCACTCACGAATCAGCAAACCCGGCTAGAACTTCTAACCACACCGCCACTGGTCGGCCACCAGTAACAAACGCCCATAGAGGCATTGGAGATTGATATGACAAAAAGTAACACTATCACGGCAACAGGCCGAGTAACGGACAAGCGCATCGTGGTGCTCACAAGCGGGTGGGTATTCGTAGGCGACTACAACAAGAGCGAAGCAGGTAAGCCCGCGTTCTTAACTGATGCAAGCAACGTGCGCAGGTGGGGCACTACTGCGGGGCTCGGAGAACTGGCGCTTAACGGGCCTACCAAAGACACCGTGCTAGACCCGTGCGGTATTGTAGTGCTAGACAACCCGCATGCCGTACTATTCACACACCCTTGCAACTGGTAGCGTATGTCTAATACACAAGGCAACGGCGACGGCTACGGCTACGGCGACGGCTACGGCGACGGCTACGGCTACGGCAACGGCAACGGCAACGGCTACGGCAACGGCTACGGCTACGTCTACGGCAACGGCAACGGCAACGGCAACGGCAACGGCAGCGGCTACGGCAACGGCTACGGCTACGGCTACGGCAACGGCAACGGCAATCCCCCTACGCTTAGCTCGTACGCATCAAACGACAACACGCCTGCAGCCATATTGGTTGTGGCTTTAATTAACCAAGGAGATTGACATGACATACGATTCACATTTTCAACTGACATGGAATTTAGCAGCAGGTGCTATACGTGACGTAGTGCGCAGAGCACAACCGGCCACACGCACCGAGCGCTTAGCGTGGCGGGCTAAGCGCTCGGTAGAAACCCGGCAATGGTGGGTAGACCTCGCCAACAAGTACAAGCTACACCCCGTGGTAGCGCGCATCATCAACGAGGGCGTACGCCCAATGGATTGGCAACAGCTACTGCTTGAGTGGCCCCACGTTAGCACCGAGGATGAGACACAGATCGCTTATACACGCGATGAGTCCAAGGGCAAAGCGGATGTGCAGACACGCACAAGCATAGGTAAGTATTTAAGCCGTCACTGGCCCCACGTAGCAGACCATGTGCGCAGGGATTGGGCAGGTACGTTCTCACCTGCCAAGTACGAGATGCGTGACACGATGGAGGGGATTATCAGCGGCATAGAGCTAGGGCCGCAGTCGTGCATGAAGTCTTCGCATGGTTGCATCCCGTTCAACAGCGTGAACAACGAGCAGTTGGTGTGCTGGCAGACAGACAAGAGCGTGTACGTGCCTTGGCACCGGCATCCCTATTCAGTGTACGACCCCAAGCTGGGATGGAGGATGGCTGTGCGTATTGATCCCGGTCGCCCCGACATAGTTATGGGCCGCGCGCTGGTGTTCATTGACAATGACCAAGATACCAAGGTGTTCGTGCGTAGCTATCAGCGCAACTCAGAGGGTGACCATTGCAAGTCAGGCAGTGACGAGAAGTTAGAGACGTGGCTGCGCGACCAAGGCGTGTGCAAGCAAAGCGCGTGGGACGACGGTACGCCAGTGAAGTATATGGAGCACCCCAACGGCGGCTTGATGATGCCCTACCTTGACGGCGATACGCAAACCGTAAAGCAGGGCAAAGGGTGTATCTACATAGATAGCGACGGCGACATCCAATGCACCAACACCGACGGTACAACCTCAGAGGACTCCAGCATAGGTGTGTGCGAAGACTGCGGCACGCCTGTGCAAGAGGACGACGATTACATATATGTAGGAGGCTACGAGAATCGTCTCATATGTACCTGCTGTATGGATAACTATAGGCGCGTCGAAGGTGCTGGCAGATACGGCGCAACGGATTACTACGTGCACGACGACCAAGCTATCCAAGTGAATGGCGAGTGGTACGACAGCGAAGAACGGCCGGACTTCATCGTAACACTGTACGATGGCGAGTATGCGCACCAAGATGACGTTGTGTATATCGACTCGCAAGAAGAGTACTACCGCGCGGATGACGAGGCCGTGTGTAACACAGCGGACGGTGACTGGGAGCTGCGCGACGACTGCGTTGAGTGCGAGGACGGCAAGTGGCGTCTTGAGGGGGACTGCGTTAAGTGCGAGGACGACAAGTGGCGTCATGCGGACGAATGCGTCAAAGTAGATGGCGGGTGGTACGAGGAAGGTACCGAGCCCGAGTCAGTGCAGATGGACTTACCCCTAGGAGAAATAAAGTGATGTATTTAATCAAAGCAAGCGTGTATTACGGACGCAGGACTCCGGGCTGGGTAGTATTACAGCACGGATACCCGTGGCATTTTTTTGGACGCACTGGCAAACGAGACGCCATAAAGGCAATGCAAGGAGAAACAAAATGAGCAAAGCAAACACCATGACAGCATACGCCAAACCAATCTACGAGCACGCCGCACTGCCCATGCTAACTTCCGATGACGTACCAAACAACACAGTCATGCAAACACTGTACCGTGCATGTAGCGTGCGCCGCGCGTCGGGTAGCTTGACCGAAGGGCAGTTCGTGGCATGGCTATGCACACGCTTACCCGTGACGCTGATTGACGAAGCGGGCAACATTCACGTTGATACACGCACAGGGCCGCACAACCGCACGATGTTCACAAGCCACACTGACACGGTGCACCGCGACGGAGGAGCCAACGCTATCCGGTTAGATACTTCTAACCCGCTGGCTATCAAGTGGCGCGCAGATGACGGGAGCTGCCTAGGTGCGGACGATGGTGCAGGGATAGCACTCATGGTGCACATGATCGAGGCCGGGGTGAAAGGTCTGTTTGTGTTCTTTCGTGGTGAGGAAGTCGGTGGTATCGGCTCCTCGTGGCTGGCAGACTACATCCCGCAGTCATTGGCAGGTATCGACCGGTGTATCAGCCTTGACCGGGCAGGGTATAGTGACGTGATTACGCACCAAGGTGGAGCGCGTTGCAGCTCGGATGCGTTCGGTAGCGCACTGGCTACGGCCTTGACCCCAGAGGACTTCTCGATGGCGTTCCTAGCGGACAACACAGGCGTGTTCACCGACAGCGCCAATCTCACGCGCATAGTAGCTGAATGCACTAACCTTAGCGTGGGGTACAAGTCGCAGCACGGTGACGGCGAGTGGCAGGACGTGACGTTTCTGCAGCAGTTGGCCGAGCAGTTGGTTACTGTAGCGTGGGATGACCTGCCCGTGGTGCGCAACCCGCACGAGGTGGAGAGGAACGGTACGAAAATGCCGGACGTACGGAGATCAGCACAGTGCAGTCAACCAGATTGGCAAGACCCCTTTGACGAGTTCCTAATGGACGCACTATACGACGCGGTAGACGATAGCTCTGCGGAGCTACGCGGGATCATTGCCGAGCACCTGATGCCCGAAGACCCTAGCCAAGCACTGCCCCACATCCGTGTGGCCAACGTACACAGCGCACTACTAGAGGCATACGCAGAAGGCCTGATGGCAGGATACTACGACACATACCAGATACTGGACATCCTTGCCCAAGACTGCCTGATTAACTAGGGTTTACCCCTACCACTGCGACGCCGTGTCGCAGGCAAAATACACGGCATAACAAACGTCAGCGAGACTGACACAACCATGAAAGCGAGAAAGACCATGACTAAACAACTATCTAGCAAACAAATAGCAGCACTCATAAAAGCTGTAGGACACACACGTACCATACTGGTGGAGGGCGAGTTTGGTATTGGCAAATCAAGCGTGTTTCACACGCTTGCCGCAGACCCGGCGTTCGTAAGCTACCACAAGGCTATGGTGGACTGCACTAATTTATCTGATGGCAGTGTATGGATGCCTGACATTGACAGCGCGCGCGGCGTGTCCCGCGAGTTGCCCAACGAACGCTTCGGTGTGCATGAGGAGAACCGTGCAGGTGTACCCGGCGCAGTACCGGTGCTTATGTGTCTGGACGAAGTAGCTAAAACACGAAGGCATATCCAAGACACGCTCGCACCGCTTGTGTACGAGCGACGTATCGGGCAGCACCAGTTTCCGCAAGGCAGTATTGTCTTCGCAACAACAAACCTGAGCGAAGAGGGTCTCGGGGATAGTATGTTGCAGCACATGCGCAACCGGCTGGTGATAGTGCAGATGCGCAAGCCCACCAAAGACGAGTGGGTGCGTGACTTCGCTATACCGCGCGGGCTCAACGCCGAGGTGATTGCCGCTGCGGAGATGTACCCAATGGCATTCGAGTCGTTCACGGACTACCGCACGGGCGGCGCCAAAGCCGGGCGCAACCTAGCCAGAGACAACCCGTATATCGCAGACCCCAGTTCGCAGTCGCAGGGCCAAGTGGTGACACCCCGCTCCCTGCACACAGCCAGCGACATCGTTGATGCCAAGGACAGCATGGACGAGGAGACCCTGCAGTGTGCGCTTAGCGGCGCGCTGGGCGATGCGTTCGCGGCCAACATCATGACCATGATCCGCTTTGGGCAACAGCTGCCTACGTTCGAGCGTGTGATGGCCGACCCCGGCGGCACGAAGGTACCAGAGAACGCGATGGCGGGCATGGTACAGATTTTCCAGTTCATCAAGCAAGTGCGTAACCGTGAGCAGGCCGAGGCCGCGAGCGTGTACGTGGAGCGTATGAAGGAGGAGCTGAAGTCTTTGTTCGTGAACAACATCTGTCTAAGCAACGTTGCGCTGACCGTGTTCGGTCTTAGTAAAACCTTCGGCAAGCTGGCGGCGGCAAACACGAAATACATAGGAGCATGACATGAGAAAGATGGAAGAAGGTATGTGCGAAGCGATACGCAACCGTGTGCGGTATGGCTCGTCAAACACTACGGTACTCCCAAAAGACGGGCACGTAGCCGTGTACCTGCACGACAACCTCATTGCCGAGGTGTACGACATCGGGATCGTGCGCGTTAAGCTCGCAGGCTGTAACACATCTACTACACGTAGCCGCATCAATGCGGTCATGCAGTGCTTTGGAGGCAGCGGCATAAGCGTTGTCAAGGGCGTGCCTAAGTACGAGGGCGAGCCGCTGGGGCTACACGACTGGGCTGTGTACTATGGTAAAGACAAGGAGGCATGACATGGCATTCAAAGACTTAAACCCGCACCAGAAACTCATAGCGGGGCACACCGACATGCTGCGCCATCCAGAGTTCTGCATTCTCGGTAGCGTCACGCAAGTAGGCAAGGTGTTGCTTGATGATCTGCTTCCAACGGCAGGTACTGACGGGGTGGACGTGCATTACAATCCCGAGTTCATAGCGCCCATGACGCGC